GCTTTCACTTCTTCCCCATACCCCACCAACCGATCCTCCCCCGCCTGCATCACCTGGCAGATCCTGATCACTGCCTGGGCGTCAGCCTCGTTCCCGGCCAGGCTCAGTCGTTCGGCAATTCGCATCAGCTCGACGGCTGACCATTTGAGATCGCTGGCCAGGCCCTGGAGGTCGCGGCGGAGTTCTTGGTTGGGGCTGGTGAGCGACATGGCTACAGAACTCCGCCGCGCCAAATTACGCGACCAAGAATGCGGTGCTCATGAATTTCTCCGTCCGGCACACTCAGGTCTGCATAAAGCGTTTTGTCCTGATTATCGCTGCGAATGATCCACCCATCTAAGTCAGAGAAGATCAGGCGTTTTACGATGGCGCCCTTGTTCTCGCTGAACAGCGCAAACACCTGGCCGTCCACCGGGTCAACCCTTGACTCATCAATCAGCAAAACGTCGCGGTCATTGATGGTTGGCTCCATGCTCGATCCCTGAGCGTAAATTACCTTCAGGTTCTTCGGGTTAAGACCCATGAACCGGATCCACTCGCGCTTGAATGCGAGCGTCCCTCTGACCTCGACGTGGTCATTGGATTGACCTGGCCCCGCCGAAACCAAGGCGGTGTACTGCTTGATGTGGACGTAGGTGTCTTCCTCATCTTCCTCGGTAGGGAAGGCGGGTATGTCGACCGGCTGCGCGGATAGTGGCTTTGTAGTGGGCTGATCGCCATCTCGCATGCTCCCGCGCCCATACTCAAGCCATTCAACGCGCACCTTGAGCGCGGATGCCAGGGCAAGCATCTTGGCCCCGCCTGGCATCGACTCTCCGTTTAGCCACTTGCTGCTGGCCTTGGGTGTGACCCCTGCCAGTTTCGCAAGGCGAGCACCGCTGCCCCACGAAGGAATGTCGTTGGCAAGCAGGGCTTCTCTCAAGCGCGCCGCAAAGGCCGCTCGTATTTCTTCTATATGAACCATGGGTTCAATATCGCATGCGCTTGCATGTACTTTCAGTTCCGACATAATATGTACTGACAGTTCATATTTCGTTTGGAGGCCCCATGCAGGAGCTCAAGAAGGCAATCGATGACGCAGGTGGCGTGACCGCCGTTGCGCTCGCTTGCGGGAAAACACCGCGCGCCGTCTACAAATGGCTCACCGCTGGCTGCCTCCCGCGCACCGAATACACCGGCGAAACAACTTACGCCGAAAAGATCGCAGCCCTGGCAAAGGCCAATGGAAAGCCGCTCAAGGCTCAGCGCCTTCTGGCTGCCACTGCGCCAACCAAGACCGCCGCCTAAACCATTTCAACCGCAAGGAGCAACAACTGTATGGCCTATGACAACCCCGCCCACAAGCGCAGTGAAGTTTGCAAGCTCCGCTACAAGCCTGAGGACTTGCGCTATTTGCGCATGGAGGCGAAGCGCGCGGGTATGCAATTGGCTACCTACATCCATGACCTTTCGCTCATGGCTCGCCGCCTTGGCGCAGCTGAACTCATTCGCGAGATGAACGGCCTGGGTGAACAGGATAAGTCGGCCTAACGGGCCTTTGGAGGCCCAATGCACGAATCAATTTTCGATGCGTTGGAGGACGAGGCGAAAGATGAAGTCCGGCAGTTGAGTGCCGAGCTCGGATGGAGCCTCGAACACACCGCACAGGAATACCTCCGGGCAGGACAGTCGCTGGCAATCCAACTCCAAATGGAGCGGATGAAAAGGCCAGCACAAGTCCTGTCTCTGGTGGGACACAAAAAGGCCCTCGATGTGGGCTGATTGTGGGAAGAGGGAGGCCCTCTTTGGGGCTTTTCGCAGGCACAAAAAAGCCGACGTACGAGGTCGGCTCATTTGCAAAACTAGAGAGGCCCGATTATGCAGAGCCAGATCGCTTCAAGCAATACCCTGGATCACGCGCCACGAAATGCGAACCGCGAAAACGTGGCGCGCACTTTGTCGCTGTGTGCGATGTCCCGATTGGGCGGGATCTGACATGCAGTTCACCGTGACGATCAACCAGGCAAAGGCGCTCGAGTGGGGGCTCAACTCCCAGCAAGCGCTGCTGTTCGCGTTCGTCTACGGCTGCCCGAGCTGGGCAAAAGCGTTGAAGACTGATGACGGGATCTTCTTTGCACTGAGCAAGGCCAAGATCGTGGAAGAGTTGCCTTTGCTGACCGACAAGCCCGATACGGCCTATCGGATGCTGAAGGCCTTGGAAGAAGCAGGTTTGATCGAGCTTTCCAGCACTTCGAACATCACCCTTTTCCGCCTGACCGACAAGGCAGCTGAGTGGAACAAGAAGCAGGATGGGTCGGAAAAATATCCGACCCCACCACAAACCAAGGGTCGGAAAAAAATCCGATCTACCTCGGAAAAATCTCCGAGCAAGGTCGGAAAAAAATCCGAGCTTGGGTCGGAAAAATCTCCGACAAATCAGGATACCAGTAATCAGGATACCAATCAGGGTACCAGTCACAGTGTGCAGGAGGCCCCGGCTGCGCCGTCGCAACCTGCCGCGCTGACGCTGGTTTCGTCTGCCGCGCCGCGCTGCGAAATTCCAGCCGACATGCCTGGCCCGAAAGATCCGACCAGCAAAACCTTCAAGGCCTGGGCCAACTACGCCATGGCCTACCGCAGCCGCCATGGCGCATGGCCGGTGTGGAATGCCAAGGCCGGCGGCCAGATCGGCCAACTGGTCGACCGACTGGGCATCGATGTTGCCCACCACGTCGCCGCGTACTTCGTCCGGATCAACGACAGCAAGCTGGTCAACCGCATGCACAGCCTTGGCGACTTGCTCCAGAACGCCGAGGCCTACCACACCCAGTGGGTCACCAACCGTCAGATGACTGGCACCACCGCCCGCCAGATCGAGCAAACCCAAGCCAACTACAGCGCTGCCGAGCAGGCCTTGGAAGCGCTGCGAGCCAAGAGGGCTGCAACCCATGCTGAATGACGCTCAGCAAGACCAACTGCTGCTGTCCCTGTTCGCCACTGCCGAGGTGATGGGCCAGCAGCTCACCCAAGGCGCCGCACTGCTCATGGTCGAGGACCTGCGAGAGCACACCGAGCCTGTTCTGAGCAGTGCGTTGCGTGCCTGTCGCCGCGAAGGTGGCCGCCTGACGGTGGCCGCGATCCTCAAGCATGCTCAGGCCGCTGATGGCCATCCGGGCAAGGACGAGGCTTGGGCCATCGCCCTATCCGCCGGCGATGAAAGCGAGACCGTGGTGCTGACCGCAGAGATTCGTCAGGCGATGGCGGCGTCCAGCCCTGTGCTTGAAGCTGGCGACAAGGTAGGCGCCCGCATGGCCTTCATGAGCGCCTACGAGCGCTTGGTCATCGCTGCTAGGGCAGAGGCGGCCTCGGCCAGGTGGGAGGTATCCCTGGGCTACGACCCTGCACGCCGTGTTTCCGCAATCGAATCCGCCGTGCGTTCGAAGCTGATCACTCAAGAAGCTGGAGCTAAGTACCTGGCCGACCTGCGTATTGCTCCGATCACTGATGACGGCCAGGCCATCGCTGGCCTGCTCACCGGGGCCAAGGTTCAACCATCCTCAAAGCTGCGAGAGAAGCTGGCCGAGGTGCGCTCGATTGTCGATGCGGCCAGGGGCCGCCAAGACCGCGAGCGACGCAAGAAGGCCCAGGCCGACCGGGTCAACACATACCTGCGCAAGCGCAAGGCCCGCGAGGCCATTGCCGAACTCATGAGGAAGAGTCAATGAACCTGCTGGCCAAGTTGAACATCAAGCGCGCCGGGCAGCCGGCCGGGGAGGGGGTGTGATGAATTCCGTCGAAAGCCGCGAGCCCGCATGCAAGCACTGTCACGACCAAGGCGAAATTTTCACAGGGCGCTATGCCGATCAAGGCTACTGGCAGCCGCCGGAGCCGATCATGGAGCCATGCCCCTATTGCGAAGAAGAGCGCAACGAAGCCGCCGAGGAGAAACACTGATGGACACCAACAAGATGCGCGACATCAGTCGCGAGCAATTCGAGGCACGCTACCCGGTGCCTGAAGGCGCTTGCTGGAACGCTGAGCAGGGCCGCTACGTGCTGTTCCACCTCAAGCTATGCACAGTCGCCAAGTATGAGCGCTTCGTCGAGAGCTGGGTGTGTTGGCAGGCCTCGCGTGATGCCGTGGTGATCGACCTGACCCAGGCAATGATTCCCGGCGGCGGCTATCTGGAGGATCAGGACGCCATTGCAGCCATCGAGGCCCTGGGCCTGAAGGTAGAGGTGAAGCCATGAGGAACATCAAGACGCGCCAGGGTTTCGAGTTCTGGGACAAGCTGAACGCCATCCCGCGCTTCAGCTTCCTGCTGGCCCCGTCCGGTTCGCGAATCCAGAGGTTCGAGGACATCAGCGGAAACTGGATCGACGTGCACGAGGCGCAGAAGGTTATGGACGCCGCCCAGGACGAGATTAACGAGCTGCGCGAGCGGCTGGAACGGCTGCAGCCGAAGGCGGTGAAACCATGACCATCGACAAAGAGAGGCTGAAGGCACTTGCTTTGGTGGCCACGAAATCAAAATGGACCACAGACGACCTCAACGAGGTGATGAGTGCTGAGAGCGATCAGCTCAACAACGGGTACATCATCGCAGACTGCCAAGGCCCTGATCGCTGGAGAAATGCCCAGTTTATCGCTGCTGCTGGCCCAGAGACCGTGCTGACACTGCTCGCGGAGATTGGCCAGCTCAAGGCCGAGAACGAGGCGCTGCGCAATGCCCTGGGCGATCTTCTTGCCCTCTACGAGGATGACGAAGGTTGCCGAAAGCTGCCCGAGTACATCGCCGGGCGCGCGGCTATGGCCAAGGAGGTGAGCCATGGCTGACCTGATGCTTCGCACCGAGCAAGACCGCGCTCGCCTGATTGGCTACCTCACCGGCCTGGACCTGGCCAAGCCACGTCGCTTGACCATCGTCGAGGTCCGGAACAAGCGCAGCGACGCCCAGAACCGCCTGCTGTGGATGTGGAACGGGCTGATCCAGGCGCACCTGCGCGACTCGCACGGCCAGCTGGCCAGCGCCGAAGAGTGGCACGAGATCCTCGTGGCCAAGCTCTGGCCTGCCGAGGTGCATCCGGTGGAGCTACCTGACGGCACCCGGTACCGCGTAGGCCGGGCCAAGACTCGCAAGTTCAACACCCAGCAGATGACCACCTACCTGGAACTGCTGGATGCCTACAGCGCCGAGCATCTGCAGCTCCTGCTCCCGCACCCGGATGACCTGATGATGGCGATCTACGGCGAGCGCCGGGGGAGGGCCGCATGAGCCTCCCGGCCAAACAACCACGCCCGAAGAAGTGCAAGAACCCCGCGTGCGGTGCCAGCTTCCCGCCGCGCCGCCTGGGTCAGGCCGTCTGCAGCCCAGCCTGCGGCCTGGCCATTGCGCCGGCGAACCGTGACAAGGCCTGGAAGGCAATCGACCAGCGTGAGCGCCGCGAGATCCAGGTGCGCAAGGAGAAGCTGAAGAGCCGCGGCGACTACCTGCGCGAGGCCCAGGCCGAATTCAACACCTACATCCGCCTGCGTGACCAGCACCTGCCGT